CAATTGAAATCTCTGCAATTTGAGAATGACTAATGGCAGAGATTGAATTTGCTGGAATGACATTCAAAGGCGGCAAAATGTTTGTCGTACTTACCGCGCTCTCCACTCTTGGAGGAGCGCTTTGGGGCGGCTTTGAGTTTTACAAAGACTACATGGATATGAGAGAAATTGTACAGAATATTGATGTAGGTGCGATAGAAGCACGAAACAACGAAATCGAAATAAAACTTGAAGAAGCAATCGCGTACACCCGAGATATTAAAAACTCTTTACGAGACGATATCAGCCGTATCGAAAGAGTATCTGACTCTACTTCAACAAGAGTCAAAAGTATTCAAGATGATATCGACGAAAGACTTCGAGACGTATCAAATCTTACTCGAGAAACTGAAAAAGACGTTCGCGATACAATGCGAAATCTTGAAGATCGAATAGAGGCAGATATGGAAAAACTTGAAGAAGAGTTACAAGAGAAAGTACAAAAAGCTTTAGACAACCCCTTAGCAGAATAACCTACCAAAAAAAGTTCTTGACATTTTACACCTCCTCATGTAGAATTGGTCTATGGCTAAAGAAGTAACTACAATATCTCCCGAAGGTCTCGAAGTCGCTAATTGTTATTTACAATATGGCAATATTCGAGCAGTCTGCGAATATATGGGAGTTCCAGAAAACCAAGTAGTTGATCTGTTAAACAAAAGAGAAGTCAAGAAGTATATTGACACGGTTTATTTAGATATGGGCTATCGCAATAAGAATAATATTGCTATAGTTCTCGACGAGATGATAGCCAGTAAATTAGAGGAAGCACAGGAAACTGGCGTTTATTCCTCAAAGGATCTTGCTGATCTACTACAAATGGCACACAAGATGCGGATGGATGAAATTAAAGCCCAAGCCGAACTTGTAAAAGCGGAAAGCACTAATATTCGTAATCAAACAAACGTTCAGATAAACGATGCAGCTCTTCCATTTGGCCAAGGTAATTACGGCAAACTCATGGAGAAGTTGTTAAATGGATCTGAATGATAGAGTTCGTGAAATCGAAGTTGAAATGGCACAGCATGAAGCGCAGTGCGAAGAGCGATGGAAGACTACTTTCAATCGACTTCAAGATATTGAAGACGTATTAAAGAAGTTGGAGAATCGTATTATAACCGCGAGCGGAAGCATTATTATTTTTCTTGCAGGCGTAATTATTACATTACTAATGAAATAGCATATGAGAGAAGTTTATCAGCGAAAAGGGCTTTGGTATGTGGTAGGAAAAGGTCGACCTTATAAGACTCGCGCAGAAGCAGAAGGAAAAAAGTTAGACCCTTTAGCAGAGCTTGCTGCTAAAGCCCAAGTATATAAATCTTTTGAAGATGCCGTAGCAGATCACGGCGAAGACGAGGAATACCTCGTAGAGGAAGACTAATGCCAGCAGGTAAAGGTACTTACGGTAAAAAACGCGGACGCCCAGCAAAAAAGGGTAAGAAGAAAAAGTCTATGGGCGGTTTGACTGCTAAGCAGATGAAGCTCCCTCCAGCATTGCGAAAAGCAATCATGAAGAAGAAGCGTGGCGGCAAAAAGAAGAGGTAGAAAAGCCGCAAAGAAAAGACCTGTGCCTACTAACAAAAAGTTATATGCACGAGTCAAAGCAGAAGCAAAGAGACGATTTAAGGTTTATCCTTCCGCATATGCAAATGGTTGGCTAGTACGAACCTACAAGTCTCGAGGCGGTAGATACCGCATGGGGAAATAGTATGGAATTTATTATTGGAGTAATCGTAGGTATGGCAGCTTGGTGGGCCTGGGGTAAATGGGGCGCAGGTAAGCTGTAATGGAATGGCTTGTACTATTAGTTGTAGCAGGTGCTGGATACTGGTGGTGGTCTAAGCGTGGAGGGCCTAAAGGGCCTAAAAGTCCTCAAGGCGGCGGTAACGGCGGTGGTAATTTAAAGTAATGGCTAAACCGCGAGGCGGCCTAACTAAATGGTTTAAGGAAAAATGGGTAGATATCTCCCGCCCCAAAAAGGGCGGGGGGTATAAACCTTGTGGTCGTAAGACCTCGAAGAAAGGTAAGTACCCAAAGTGCGTTCCAGCAGCCAAAGCCGCGAGAATGACAAAAGCACAAAAGCGTTCAGCAATACGACGTAAGAGAGCCGCAGGCAACCCAGGCGGCAAGCCGAGAAATGTATCTACATTTGCTCGGAAGAAGAGAAAGTCAAGTGCCCGCAAAAAGAAAAGGTAAAAAGCGAGATCCAAGATTAAAGCGTGCGGGTGTGTCTGGATTCAATAAACCAAAGCGCACTCGAGGGCACCCTAAAAAGTCACACATTGTTGTGGCAAAAGTAGGGGGTAAGATTAAAACAATACGGTTTGGTCAGCAAGGTGCTAAGACCGCAGGAAAACCTAAAAAAGGGGAGTCTGCTGCAATGAAGCGTAAACGCGCATCTTTTAAAGCACGTCATCGTAGAAACATTGCAAAAGGTAAGATGTCAGCGGCATATTGGGCAGATAAGGTAAAATGGTAATGAGTGAAGAACAAAAGTATCATCCTGCAGATACTAATGGGGATGGAAAAGTAAGCGCAGAAGAAGAGCGTATGTATCTTGAGTTCAAACGAAAAGAACTTGAAGATGCTGATGCAATGAGAGACGCTCAGCGTAATATGACTTGGTTTGCTCTTTTTGGGCTTCTACTGTATCCTTTTGCTGTTGTTGCAGCAGACGGTATTGGTCTTGACCAAGCATCCAAAATTTTGGGTGATATGGCTGCTACTTATTTTGTTTCAGTAGCTGCTATTGTTGCCGCATTTTTTGGCGGTCAAGCATATTCTGCTAAGAAGTGAAAAAGATACTGCCGCTTATATTTTTAAGTGGTTGTGTTGCGATGTCCCCCAACTTAGAGTCCACAGAAGACCTAGTAACAGGACAACTGTATTATACCTTTGAGTTGGGGATATCTTATCCAAAGAAAAAATTTATGACACCAGAAGAGTGGGAAGAATACCACTCAGTACCGGATAGCCAAAAGGAAGCGTTATATGCTACGTACAAAGAGCGTGAAGTTATTGAAAAACGTTGGGAGAATTTTATTGAAAATTGTCTCTTGGCCTTTTCGTTGGATTGTTAGTCTCTTTTTTAATGAGTGGCAAGTTACTGTCTGGTATGATCCAATTAAAAAAACAACTTATAACTTTAAGTGGCTTGAAAAATGTGAATCAAAGCATGTAAAAGGTCGTCTTACTTCGGGAGAGCCTTTTGAAATGAAAACTCAAGAGCCGTTTAACTTTCAAATTAAAAAGGTAAAATAATGTTTGATATGCTAAAAATGTTGCCCCTGTTACTTGTACTTGCCGGTGGAGCGTACGCTTACCATACAACTACAGTAGCGCAGAAAGACGCAACAATTGCACAGTTAGAAGCAAATATAGTTACATTACGTAATAATGTAGTAAGACTAGAAACAGCTTATGAAACGGAAGTGACTGCACGAGAGCGAGTAGAGCAAAATTTAACAAAACAACTTGAAATGGTTGGAGCACTAACAGAGAAAGCAAGTGCATTGCAAGCAGAAATGGATGATTACTTATCTATTTTTAAGCGTCATGATCTTACTAGGTTAGCCCGAGCCAAACCCGGGCTGATAGAACCAAGAATAAATAATGGTACGAAAGATGTATTTCGTGCTATCGAAGAAGCAAGTCAGGAGGTAGAGAATGCGGATTCTCAGTAGTGTACTATTATTAACACTAGCAGGGTGTTCGACAGTACCGCAACCTCTCCCTGCACCAGAACCGATTATTAAAACGGTAACAGAATTTAAGACTTTAGAAATTTATCAGCCGCCTCTTCCCAAAGCGATTGACCTACAAGATGTAGAGTTTTTTGTAATTACAGAACGCAATTTTGAGGAGCAGGTAGCCAGACTAGAGAAAATGCAAGATGGAACTTACGTACTCTTTGGTATTACTCCACAAGACTACGAAAATATGGCGTATAACTTACAAGAACTACGTAGGTATATTCGTCAACAAAAAGAAATTATTATTTACTATCGCCAAGCTACACAAGGCGATGAAAACACAGACTCTGAAGATTGGATAGAGAGAAACGAAGAAACTCTGGAAAATCAACAGCAGGACTAAAACATGGCAATACAAGTTAGTAGGGCTGATGTACCCTCAAGCGAAATATTCGATTTAAACTCTGAGACAAGATTCCTCAAACTCCCTGTAAATGAATACTTAGATTTATTAGGAGTTGAGGCTCTTCCATCACAAAAAGCAATAATAAATGCTATCAACAACCCGAAGTATCGTTTTGTCTGTGCGGCAGTTTCAAGAAGACAGGGTAAAACATACATCGCCAACATTATAGGGCAACTCGTTTCGTTAGTGCCCGGTTCTAACATTCTAATCATGTCACCCAACTATTCCTTGTCTCAGATTTCTTTCGACTTGCAAAGAAATCTTATTAAACACTTTGACTTGGAAGTTTCAAAAGATAATGCAAAAGATAAAGTCATAGAACTTAGCAATGGTTCTACAGTTCGAATGGGTTCTGTAAACCAGGTTGATTCTTGTGTGGGTAGAAGCTACGATTTAATTATATTTGACGAGGCGGCGTTGGCAGACGGACGCGACGCGTTTAATGTAGCACTTCGACCCACTTTGGATAAAGATAACTCAAAAGCTATTTTTATTTCAACCCCTCGGGGCAGGAACAACTGGTTTGCAGAATTTTTTGATAGAGGATTTAATGATGAATTTCCAGAGTGGTGTTCAATACGAGCTACTTATAAAGATAATCCGCGCATGTCTGAGATGGATATACAAGAAGCTAAAAAATCTATGTCCGATGCAGAATTTAGGCAAGAATATGAAGCCGACTTTAACACTTATGAAGGCCAAATATGGAACTTTGATCACGAAAAGTGTATCGCTAATAATGAAGAGCTCGATACTCGCCGCATGGATGTTTTTGCTGGTCTCGACGTTGGCTATCGTGACCCTACGGCTTTCTGTGTAATTGCTTATGATTGGGATGAAGAGCTGTATTATGTATTAGATGAGTATCTTGATGCCGAAAAGACTACCGAGCAACATGCCGTTGTAATTCGAGAAATGATTGACAAGTGGGACATTGATTACATTTACATTGATTCCGCAGCACAGCAAACTCGATTTGACTTCGCACAAAATTACGATATTAGTACTGTAAATGCAAAAAAGTCAGTACTAGATGGAATCGCACAAGTAGCTGGAATAGTTGATAACGACAAAATGATGATCGATCAACGATGCGGTGAAGTATTATCTTGTCTTGATCAATATCAGTGGGATCCTAATCCTAATCTTGCAAAAGAAAAACCTAAACATAATCGAGCATCGCATATGGCAGATGCTCTTCGATACGCACTATATTCGTTTGAAACAAGTCAGAGCGGGTTTTAAAGACACCTACAAAAAATAGTGTTTGACAATTTATCTTACAGGGGCTATAATTCAAAATGAAAAAGCTAAAAAGAGATCCGGTAAAATACATAAGAGATCGAGCTAAATCAAAGTATGAAAAAGCTTCAGAATGCCACATTTGTGGTGCTGAAACAGAACTCGACTTTCACCATTTTTACACTCTAGCGCCTTTATTAAGAGAGTGGTTAAAAGAAAAACAAAAAGAAAGACCCGCACATTATACAGACGAGTATATTATAATTTGGCGAGACGAGTTTATAGAAGATAAATGGGCGGAGCTGTACGAGCACACAGTGACACTTTGCCATAAACATCATTTGGAACTGCATAGACTATATGGCAGAAATCCAGCCCTAGTGACCGCAAAGAAACAGATGCGCTGGGTAGAGATTCAAAGAGAAAAACATGGCATGGTATGACAGATTAATAGGACGAACGCCAGAGGCAGAGGAAAAGTTAAATCCTGCGCAACCATACTATGACCACAAGACCGAGCCTTCTCGTGAACAAACTGTAAGCTATGAAAGAGCTTATGAAGACTTAGAAATTGTAAACAGAGGCGTAAATCTGATTGTAGACGATACGGCAGAGATACCAATTACAGTAGGTGCTCCTGTTCAAGGTATCAATAGCATTATAAAAGGTATTAAACGTTCTCGTGTCGAGCTACTACTAAATCGAGAGCCTAATCCTTTTCAAGATATTAGTACTTTTCGCCGTAATTTAATTACAGATTACTTACTTGACGGAAACATCTTTATTTATTTTGACGGGGCGCACCTTTATCACTTGCCTGCAAATAAAGTAACTATTCATGCAAGCGAAACTACTTACATAGAAAAGTTCACTTTTAATGAGCAAGTCACTTATAGACCTAGTGAAATTATTCACATCAAAGACAATTCATTCTACTCTATTTATAGAGGAGTATCACGATTGAAGCCAGCGCTACGAACTATGGTTCTTATGCGTCGTATGCGAGACTTCCAAGATAACTTTTTTAAAAATGGAGCTGTGCCAGGACTGGTATTGAAATCTCCTAATACGCTATCAGAGAAAATTAAAGAAAGGATGATTCAGTCTTGGCAAGCACGATACAGCCCTGACGGAGGCGGTAGACGACCACTTGTTTTAGATGGTGGCATAGAAATTGATAAAGTTACAAATGTAAACTTTAAAGAGCTAGACTTTCAAGACGCAATTGCAGAAAATGAAAAAATTGTACTAAAAGCACTTGGAGTTCCTCCGATTATGCTTGACTCAGGAAACAATGCAAATATTCGTCCAAATATGAGAATGTACTATCTTGAAACAATTTTACCTATTGTAAGAAAAATGAATTTTGCAATGGAACGATATTTTGGATTTAGTTGTGTAGAGGACATAACTAATATCCCTGCTTTACAGCCAGAGCTAAGAGATCAATCTCAGTATTATTCTGCTTTGGTAAATACTGGAATCATTTCTCCTAATGAAGCAAGAGATGCTTTAGGGTTCGATTCAGTAGAAGGGTATGATGACCTGCGAGTTCCTGCTAATATTGCAGGTAGTGCAGCTAATCCAGACGAAGGCGGACGACCGCCAGAAGACAACGGAGAAGAATAATGGCTTCACGTAATAGATTACGAAAAGAAGTTAATAAAACCTTAGTTTCCCAATTTAAAGATTGGGGACTTCCAGCAGATATAGACTATAAAAGCTATTGTGGAATTGTAGATAAGCCTGTGATTCCCAAAGCTATTCAAAAATCTTTTTATAACTGGAAAACTGCGGTATATTCTGTAAAACTATCAAATCCTGAAGTTTTTAAGAAAGAACCTGCCCCTAAGCCAGCAGCGGCTCCTAAAGCTGCTCCTGCAAAGCCTGCTCCGGCTCCCAAGCCTGCAGCAGAGCCCGTTAAGAAGGAGTCGTGATGGAAAAGATTTTTAACTTAACGTCTACTTTTAAAGCACTCGACGAAGATGATGGCGGTGTACACATCTGTGGAATGGCAAGTACTGCAGACTTTGATCGCGCAGGCGATACAATTGATGCAACCGCTTGGACTAAAGGCGGACTAAATAACTTTGAAAAGAACCCTATTATTCTTTTCAATCATAACTATGACAAGCCTATCGGACGTGCAACAGGACTTAAAGTCACTGAAAACGGTCTTGAACTAAAGGCTAAAATTTCTAAATCTGCGCCCGATCATGTGGCACAGCTTGTTAAAGAAGGCATTCTTGGAGCTTTTTCTGTTGGTTTCCGAGTCAAGGATGCTGATTACCTAGAGGAAACCGACGGACTAAAGATTAAGGATGCTGAGTTGTTTGAAGTATCGGTAGTATCGGTACCTTGCAATCAAGCAGCTACTTTTTCGCTCGCGAAGTCATTCGACTCTATTGAAGAGTATAATGAGTTCAAAAAAACTTTCACTAATAGTGTAGATCTAGCCGGTCAGTCTCTGGCTCAAGATGAAGATTCATTTGAAGCTAGTGATACACCGGATGGAACTGAAAAGTCAGTTCAAAAGGAGATGACAATGTCGGAAGTACAAACTCCCGAAATCGACCTGGAGGCTTTTGCTAAGAAGGTAGCGGATGAGACTGCTGCTAAGATCGCAATTCGTCAGGCCGAAGAAAAAGCAGCCTCTGAAGCAGAAGCTAAAGCGGCACAAGAAGCAGCTGAAGCTGAGCTTGCTAAGCAAGCAGAAGTTGAGTCTGTAATTAAAACTGGTATCGAGTCAGGCGCAGAGCGTTTGATGAAGGATATCGAGTCTAAGCTTTCTGAAAAAGATGCAAAGATTGACGAAGTCATCAAGCAGCATCAGAAGGACTTGGAAGAGAAGAATGCAGAGCTTACAGCTATGCGTGAGTCTAAGCGTGTATTCGCTGACCGTAATGGTCGTGGTATTTCAGACCTGGGCAAAGATCTTATGTACGGTCATATGCTCGGTATTTATACTAACAAAGGCTGGAATACTCAGTATGGCCAAAACCTTCTTGAGAAGGCTGGTATCGAGTATACAAGCAACGCTGGTGACATTGACCAGGAAGTAAGCCGTCAAATCGAAAAGGAAGTTCAGCTTCAGTATCGTTTGGCTCAAATCTTCCGTGAAGTGCAAATGAATTCAGCATCTATGGTAATGCCTCTCCAGAACGACGTAGAAAAGGCTATCTTTGCTACTACTGGTGAGAATGCTGTAGGTACTGGTTCTACAACTGGTCTTGCTGAAGCAGGCGGTACTGCGGGTACATTTGAAGCAAATCAAAAGATTCTTCAAGCTCACCGTATGATCTCAACCACTTTCATGGACAACCACATTGACGAAGAAGTTCTTGTTAACTTGATGCCAATGTTGACTGAAGGTGTTGCTCGTGCTCACGCTCGTGCTGTAGATCACATGATCCTTCGTGGTAACACTTCACCAGCAATTACTGGTCTTACAGGTGCTGCTACTGCATCAAGCGGTGGTTCAGTTGACCTCGATGGCGCTTCAGTCGCTGCAGGCAACTCTGCTACTCTTACAGCAGAACTTCTGCTTGAAGCACGTAAGGACATGGGTAAGTATGGCCTTAACCCAGCAGACGTAACATACGTCGTATCTCAGGCTCGTTACTACGATCTGATCGCTGATCCAGCATTTGCTGACATCACTGACGTAGGTTCAGATATTGCAACTAAGGTAACTGGTATGATCGGTGCTGTTTATGGTTCACCCGTAATCATCTCTGATAACTTCGAAGCCGAAGCAGATACTAAGCCTGTAGCTTTCGCAGTTGCTACTCGTAACTATGTTATCCCACGCCTCCGCGGTGTGAGCGTTGAGCAGGATTACGAAGTTGCACGTCAGCGTCGTGTAATCGTCGCTACTCAGTCACTCGGCTTTAGCGAGCTGTTTGCTGACGCAGCAGGCGACCGCTCTTGTGTATCAGTAGTTCTGACTGCATAATAGCTAGCTAAAATAAACTGGGGAGGGTTTCCTCCCCAAGTTTTTACTAATTGATTTATTATGGCAAATTTAATTACATTAGCAGATTATAAGCAAATTGAGGGCATTACAAACCCAAAAGATGACTTTCAATTAAATCAGCTGATTGATTCTGTGAGTCAATTAGTAAAAACTTACTGTGGAAATAGCATTATAGATTTTTACTCTACTAACAAAGTAGAAACTTTTAACATTGATTGGAGTACTCATATTGTACAACTTACAGAATCACCTGTAAATACAATCGTTTCCGTAGAAAAAAGAGGTTCCGTTACGGAAAGTTACACCACCGTGGCAACTACAGACTATTATCTTGACGCAACGACGGATAGTGTACTGTACGTAACGGGATCTACCTATAAAAACTGGCCTCGCGGAGCGGGGGCAGTAAAAGTTACATATACAGCAGGGTACTCAACATGCCCTTATGATCTAAGATTAGCTGTTGTTGACTTAATAAAATATTACTATAAAGATGAGCACACTCCTCGACGAACGTTAACAGGAGCGACTATCGAGAATCAAGGATCAGGAGACGGAAGAGGATTTCCAGATCACATAAAAAGAGTTCTTGATATGTATAAAAACTTTTAATGGCAAACTCTGGCTTAGCTAGAATGGCAAAAAGGCACCTAAACAGGTTGCAAGCTGATAATACCCGAGACAAAGTACAGGGATTTAGAGGCCAAATTTTTATCTGGGATAGAGAGCAGTTTGAAAAAGATATGAATGCTTTTACAACTCCTGATATTGTAAAAACTTTGGTCGAATCTTATAGAGCAAAATTAAAAGCTAAAGATAGCATAATGCTCTCCGGAACAAACAGAGCACGGCTTGAAGCAGCAAAAATTGCAGTAAGGCAATATAAACTAGATGGATTTAATCCTGCAAAGCATGAAATATTTGCCGTTGCAAGTTATTATGTAGCACAAGAAGTAAAAAGATTAATTGGTCAAGAGTTTAATACTTTAACAGGCAAAGATGCAAGCTTAGTTACAGGAGCTACAAATAAGACCGGTGATCACATTGGTCACGGAGAGTTTGGACACGCAGTAAGTACTACAAAAGTTTTAATGGGTAAAGCTGCCCTAGAAACAAAAGGCTCTCAGAAAGTTATAGCAGACGCAAAAGCAAATCCAAAAACTTCAGGATTTGTGGATAGAATGTATAGAAATATACATAAATATGAAGAAGGATTAGGAGTCGAGCTTACAGTAGAGCATACTCAGCACGTAACTTCAAGAGGTCAATTACGTAAAACTTTTACTCCTATTCTTTCCTCTCAAAAAGCTGACCAAAACTTAACCGATGCAGTTAGTGAAAAAAAGTTTTTGCAACAGCTAATAAAAGATCAGACAGCTTTATACAAAGAAATAGTAGAACAAGAAGGTTCAAGAAGCCTAAAAGATGCTATTAGAGATACTACTGTTTACGGGCTACAAGAAGGTAAGCACAAGAAAAAAAGAAAGTATAAAGGAAAAGGAAAACCTGTAAAAGAAGCTAAAAGTAAAGGCAAAGGAACGGCAAAAGGAAAAGTTAAGACTGCTCATCAAATTAATACTATAAAAGGAGCAGGAACTCCTAAGCCTCCGGTTAGAAAAAAGCAAGCAAGAAGAACTCCTACAGCAGGAGCTTCTCTAGTTTCTTTTCAAGCTTTACTAAATGATAGATTGCCAGATACTGTAGCAAAAAATATGCAGGATCCTAGACTTAATTATCAAACAGGAAGATTTGCTTCTTCTGTTAGATCGACAGATGTAATGATAACCCCTCAAGGGTTCCCAAGTATAGGATATACATATATGAAATATCCTTATCAAACTTTCGAACCAGGTTTTGCACAAGGTTCTCCAGACAGAGATCCTAGAAGATTAATTGAAATGTCGATACGAGAAATCGCCGCAGGCGTTTTAGTAGGAAGATTTTATACTAGGAGAGTTTAATGACTACCGATACAAACCGCATTTACTCTACTAGAAGATTAGGCATTGTTGAATCTTTAGCAGATAAGCTAAAAGAAATTGATGGAAACGGAGATTTTAACACTGACATTTATAGAAATGTTACTCCAAGATTAAAATTTTGGGATGAAGTTGATCAATTTCCTTCAATACACCTTAATGCGGGTTCAGAATCAAGAGCGTACCAAAGTGGCGGTTATAAAGACAGGTTCTTAACCGTAACTGTTAGAGTTTATGTTCGAGAAGAAGACTCAGTAACTGCTTTAGAAATGTTACTAGAGGATATAGAAACCGTTATAGAAAATAACTCTCGCCTTGAATACTATGATCGACGCGGGGACACACAATACACACAACAAATTTCAATAGTCAGTATTGATACTGACGAAGGAGTTATGGAACCACTGGGGATAGGAGAAGTCCTGCTGGAGGTTCGTTACTAGAAACGACTGGCACGAACAAACGTTCACGCCCTAGTCCTTTCAATATCATAGGAGATAAACTATGGCACTACATTTTAGTCGCGATACTAAGGTATTCTGCAAGCAGGGTTCGAATGTGTGGGAACTTCCAGTATTGGACGGTTTCTCTTTTTCGCAAGCCACGAACGCTTCAGAAATTACCTTGAATGAAATGGAATCTTCTGCAGGAAGCCGACGAGCTCGTCAAATGTTTAACGACTCTTACGCACCAGCAGAATGGTCTTTCTCAACTTATGCACGTCCAAACTACGGAACTTGTGCAGAAGAAGCTCTTTGGGCAAACTTTGTCGCCGCCAACTCATATAGCGGTTCATGGAGCGCAGGCGTAACAGTCTCAAGCGGAACAACAACTTTTGATTTTGATGATTCAAACAAAGCAGCTCTTGGAACGTTTGATCTGTTTTTTGTAATGGGCGCTGTTTCAGATTCAGACGATAATTTTGCAACTGGCGCCGGTGTAACTATTTATAAGCTGGAAGGATGTGTTGCAAATGAAGTAAGTATTGATTTTGACATTGATGGCATTTCAACTCTTAACTGGTCTGGCTTTGGTAAGATTATTACTGAAGAAGCTTCTTTTGATGCTTCTGCTGCTATTGACCGAGCAATCACTTCTACAAGTAACTTTATTCGTAATCGTCTTACTACTCTTGACGTATCTTCATCAATCAGTGGCAGTTCAGTTACTTATGTGTTGACTCTTACTGGAGGAAATATTACTTTTGCAAATAATATTACTTTCCTTACTCCCGAGACTCTCGGTATTGTAAATCAGCCCTTGGGTCATGTAACTGGAACTCGCTCAATCTCAGGTAACTTTACTTGCTACCTAGATACTGCAACCGATAAGAGCCGGGATTTGTTTGAGCACGTAATTGAAGCAACAAGTACAGTTACTAATTCGTTTGACATGGCATTTAACATTGGTGGTGGAAATGCTCCAAAGCTTGTTGTTGATATTCCTACAGCACACTTGGAAGTACCAACTCACTCAATTGATGATGTTATCTCAATTGAAGCAAACTTCCACGCACTACCTTCAACAATCGACGGAACTGACGAAGCGACTGTTGCCTATACAGGTGTTCAGACAGGTAATGCGCCCACTGTAAGCAATGCACTAAGCTATACAGAAATTACTAATGCAGCTGCTCCTGGAGACCTTACAGTTACAGTTACTACAGCTAACGCGAACGGAGAGACAGTCTATCTCAATCTTGTAAGTGGAGATGGAAATGTTAAGCGCTACTTTGCAACTACAGCACTCTCAAATTCAGCAGTATTTACTGTAGATGAAGTAGACATCATTGCTTTAGCAGACAACGGTGCCACCGCGGAAGATGGGACTTTTTCAGTGACTTCTACAATAACGACTGCTACCTCAGGAAGTGTTTCAGATACTGATACTGTCACAGTAAACGAAGTACCTGCGCCGTAACAACTAAAATTACTATAAGGGGCTTCGGCCCCTTTTTTTATAATACCCTCCTTCAAAAAATAAACCTTGACATCTCATCTCCCATACCCTATAATTACAAAATAAATTAATTTATACCTCTCACAAAAGGACAAGATAATGAGCGACACCCCAATTTCTTTAGCGAGTTTAATTACTCCTAGCAAAACAGTAAGCCTAGACTTTCCGGGCTTCACAGGCATGACAGTAGATTTAACATATCTCGGACGCGAAGAGATGTTAAAACTACGAAAGCGTTGTTTAACAACAAAGTTTGATAAGAAAACTCGTCAGCCTGAAGAAAATTTAGACGAAGATAAATTCATTGTTGAGTACTGTAAAGCAGTTATTAAAGGCTGGTCAGGCTTAAAATATCGTTACCTAGAAGAGCTTCTTTTGGTAGATGTTTCAGACTTTGACCCCGATGACGAGTTACCGTATACACAAGAAAATGCGGAACTATTGATGAAAAACTCCAATAGTTTTGATACTTGGGTCACTGAAGCAGTGGGTGACTTGGAAAATTTTACTGGAGCCAAATAGAGGAGATTCAACGTTTATATAAGAGATATATAAACGAATCAGACTCTACTATTGACGTAGAAAAGTATTTACGTATATGCGAACAAGTAGGCGAAGAACCTGATCCTGCCAAAATGCCGCTCGAGCTTTCGGAGTTTCCCGAAGAAGTTCAAGTGGCATTTTTTATGTTCAGCTTATTACCAGATCACTGGGAAGGAATGAGTGGAACATATATGGGAAAGTATTGGGACGGAATTGATTACTATTTTAAAGTATATGAAATAGACGATCCTAAAACTATGATATATTTAATGAAGCTTTACGAAGGAGAGTTAGTTAAATATAGATCTGAAAAAGCAGAAGAACGACGCAAAGCTGAAAGAAAAGCAAAAGCGAAAAGCGGTGGAGGAAAAAACTTCACCCATAATGTGAAAGGCTAATGGCAAATAAGATTAAAATTGATGTTGAAGTCAATGGCAAAATGCAAAAAGCCACTGTCAGTGCGAAAAAATTAAAAGCAGCACTTGATGGAGCCAACAGCTCTCAAGATCGACTAAACGCCAATACTAGAACTTACGACCGCCGAACAAAAGGCGCTGCTCAAGCAACTTCAAACTCTACAAAAGAATTCTCAAAGATGTCCCAAGGTATGGGAGGTCTTGTTGGTGCCTACGCAACTGTTGCTGCAAGTGTCTTTGCTTTATCTGCTGCATTTCAATTCATGCAACGAGTTGGAGATATGTCTGCTTTGACTTCTGGACAAGAGATGATGGCATCTCGCACCGGGGTCTCCATGAAGTTGCTGAGTACAGACCTTCAACGAGCTACCGCAGGTATGGTAGCATTTAAGGATGCCGCTCAAGCTGCAGCTATTGGTAATGCAGCGGGTCTTACTTCTGATCAGTTACAACGTCTAGGCACTGTAGCAAAAAATGCAGGTACAATCTTAGGACGAGATGTAACAGACTCATTTAATCGACTTACTCGAGGTGCAATTAAAGCAGAACCAGAACTTCTAGATGAATTGGGTATTATTGTTCGTATTAAAGACGCATCTGAAGAGTATGCAAAAACTATTGGAAAAAACGCAAAAGATCTTACAACATTTGAAAAAAGTCAAGCAGTAGTAAACGCAGTACTTGCACAAGGCGAGACTAAGTTTGATGATGTAGGCGATTCTGTAAATAAAGTTACTCAGCTTGGAGCAAAGTTCCAAGATATGTTAAAAGACTTAGGCCAAACAATCGCGCCTGTAGTTAATTTCTTGGCGGGAAGTTTTGCAAGTAATGTTCAAGCTCTTGCAGCAGGTTTTGGTGTAATTGGAATTGCTATTGTTAAAAGCCTGCTTCCTGTAGCTCCTCAGATAGTTCGAACAGAGAAAGATATTGCAAAATCAAGAAAAAGAATTCAAAAAAGTCTAAACGCTACTCCTATGGGGAAAAAAATTAAAGCTCAACTTAAAAATCAAGAAAAGCTTACAAAAAATCATCTTCGAATATTGGAAAATGCGTATAATGCAAAAAATAGTAAAGTAGTAAACTATTCTAAAATTACTAAACAACAGCTAAAAGCAGACTTACAAGCAATTCGACTAGAGACGTTACAAACTACAAAAGCAAATCAAAATGCTTTTAACGGGTTCTTTACTCAACTACGCATTGATATGCTTAATTTTGAGATGGAGTACGGCAAAACTATGGGGCGCCTTGTAGGTATGGCTTCTATGGTTGGTCGAGCTGTAGGAATGATTTTTTCAGTAATCTCTTTTGTTGGTATTGGCGTAATGCTTGCTCAAATTGGAAAAGATTTATATGATAAGTTTTTTCGCGATCAGGAGATTGTAGCGTTAGAGAAAAAAGTAAAAGAACTAACAAAAGCATTCGAAGAACAGCTAGAAGAAATCAATGAAGTTGAAGAAGGATTAAAAAAGGCAAGAAGCCCTGCAGAAGATCTTGCACAGACTCTAGGGCTTATATCAAACTTTAGCTATACTGGAATTAAAGGATTTTTAAAAGACTTAGAAGAATTTGACCCCACTAAGCTTGATGCCGCTGTAGAAGCTTTTAGAAAACTAGAAACAGGAGATGATACCTTTCGAAGCGTGGGGAGTTCAGGAATTCTTCCCGTCCCCGATTTTTTAAATACAGACGTATTAGACGGATCAGAATCAGTTAGCCGTGTACGAGAGCTAGGGGATGAATTAGCTAAATTAAATAAAAAAGGAGAAGATGAAGCTTGGTACATGACTTTATCTGAATGGACTCTTGGGTTTGGGGGTGTAGGAAAAGAAGTTCAAAAAACTAAAATGCAAATAAATGACTTGAAGACCCAGATGCAGGGTACAGAAGCAGGGGAAGCATTAAAGTTTTTAGACAGCAAAGAAATGGATATGATCCGAAAAAAGGCTGAGGGACTTGAAGGAGCTCTTCCAAATTTACAAAGAAATATAGATCTTCTACAAAAAGCAGGAATAGAAGGATCGAGCAACCTTGGACTAGGAACTTTAAAAGAAGACCTTACGACTATACGAGAGTCTGATGATCCAACAGCAATAGCAGAAGCTTTAGAAAGAGTTAGAGAAGGGTATACAGGTGTTTTAGACGAAGTAGAAACTCTTAATACAAAATCTGTTGCTGTAAACAATGCGTTTGGTCAGATGACTAATGCTGCCCAAGCTTTCCAAGATGCAGGAGATAAAATACTTCCTCCAGAATCCAAGTTTACTGCTTTTTATGGGGCTATTTTTGATGCTAATGGAGCAATCGACACTTTAACAAAGAATATTGAAGGTCTCTCTGATAAAACAAGTATAGAAGACTTCTTTAAGGTAGATGGAGCAGGAAAAGAAACAGAACAGGGCCAAGCAATTCTTCGACTAATGAAATTAGTCAATGTAACAGAGGAAGAAGGCTTAACTCTTTTAGATCTAAAGAATAAGCTAAGAGATAGAGAAGCAGAAATATTAGCAAATGAAAAAGCAATGCTTGACGATATTAATAATGAAAAAATTCGTCAATTAAACGCACAAGAGGGTATTGCAAAGCATGAAAAAGATTTTCATAAAGCTTTAAATGGAGCAGCAGAGGCACAAATAGGACTAAACTCTATTCAATCAGAATATGAGAATATGCAACTTACAAATGTTGTTTTGAGCGCTCAACAGAAAGAAGATTATGAAAGAAAGATTGCATTAGCGCAAGCAGAAGCAGATGAGGCGGCAAGGCTTTTAGGCATAGAATCACAATTATTAGCTGCAAAGAAAGAAGAAGACGCAGCACAATTTGAGCTGAAAATACTCGGATACCAAAAACAGGTTACAGATCAATTAAATAAAGAATTAAAACTTAGACAAGATATTCAAAAAACTCAAGAAAGTATTGAGAAAAAACAACTTAAGCTTGCAGTAGGCCAAGCTGGTAGAAATAATGCTTTCTTTAACGAAGACAAAGCAATGGCTCAAGGAAACTTAGCAATTGAGCAGGAGCAGTACAAGAATAAGCAAGCTCTTATAGAAGAAGAGCGTCAGATGAAGAAAGATCAGATTGACTCTGAGTATACCTTGCTTGAAGCTAAACTAAGACTTCAAAAAGCCCAGATGACAATTACGGCTATTGAGCTTGAGAATACTAAAGATAAGACTGCACAAGCGCAAGCACAAGAGCTTCGTGCTTCTATAGCAGATATAGATTTACTTGCAAATACTGATCTTGCAGCGGGACAAGAGCTCGCTCATACTCTTATTGATTTACAACAAGATGAAAAGCTTGTTGACCTTGATCTAGCTTTACTACAGTCACAAAGAATTGCAGATAATTTTGAATCATCAAAAGTTCTTATGGAAACAGTAGCCGGTGCGACTGAAACACTTTTACAAGATAGTTTCATGGCGTTTTTTGACTCTATTGAAGATAGCTCTAAAAACTTAAAAGACTCTTTAAAAGATATAGCGCGTAGTTTTGTAAAGACTCTTCAAAAAGAAATGATAAATCAATTTTTTGTTCAACCAATTATGGATTGGCTGGGAGGATTACTGGGCAAGGTAACTCCTGCCCAAAAAATAGCTCGAGCCCATCAACAAGGTGCAGCTGCAACCGCAAAGGCCATTAAAACCGCAGGAGGTAAGGCAGGGCCGCAGGGCTCTCCCGGAACAGGAGTAGCCGGAGAAATTCAAAAGGCATTAGATGTAGGAGGCCAGCAGTTAAAGCAAAATATTATTGATGCTTTAAACACAAAAATTCACGTATGTTGTTGTGATAGAGGTTCAGATGATCAAGGAATAGATCCAAATCTCCTTCAAGCTGCAGGCAATGCAATTAGTGATATTATTATATCAGAAACGTCAGGCAAAGAAGAAAGGGATTACGATGGGGATCTTCCATTACCAAATGATAAAAAGTCAATAATTCCGGACGAAACTACTAAAGCAACTAAAGGATTTTTTCAAACTTTGAAAGAAGGAATTATGGGCACACGAGAAGAAGTTTATTTTTTAACCCAAGATGTTGAAGCATTAGGAAAAGCAGGAGATGTTTTAAAAATAAGTGATAAGACAGTGCCTGGGGTATCAATTGCTGAAGGCGATGTGTTTGCAGCAGAAAATGCAAATCTTGGAGACCCGGGTACCATATCAACCGGAATGACGGGATTCTTCGATAAGATATCAAATTTCTTTAGTACTTTATTCGCCAAAGGAGGACAACTAGGAACCACTATCTCGACTTTCTTTGGAGATTTATTCTCTAAGGGAGGACAACTGTTTAGTACTATAGGACAGTCATTTAGTAGTTTCTTTAGTACTCTATTCTCAAAACAAGGCGGTGCTGGCGGTGCTGGCGGAGGCGGTATACTCAGTAGCATCATGGGCGCATTTGGAATGGGCGGTGGCGAAGGTGGTGAAGGCGGTGGTTTTCTCAGCAGCATCATGAGCATGTTCGGCGGTGGTTCTGGCGGCGGTGCCG